GGCGAAGGGATTACGTCATTTGCATTTATTCTATTTTTCCCATTATGGAGCTTATCTAATTTAAAATAATTTGGCACAAGCCTAGAATTTCCTAAGTCAATTATGTTGCCCGTGTACTTCTTCCCCCTAAATATATAATCTACTGGGTCTCCTACTTTATACATACCTTACTCCTCTCCTAATATTCTTTTCATTCGTTGATTAAATTTCCAACACCTTTCTTTTCTTTTCATTGTTTCAATATTAAGATTAACCTTATACATTCTGTTATAATTTTCAGCATGTAGCACTATGCTATTTGGATAATACAACATTTCCGTTTGCCCTGATGTATCGTTTGATTTATCTATGCCAGTTGTATCTGCGCTACTCATACCTTACCCCCTAAGAGTTCTAAAACTTTTTTCAATTCCGTAACAGCTAATCGTATATCAAATACAGAAAATCCTTTTACTTCTTCTTTTTCTTGTGCAATCTCTAAATTCGTTATCTCTGCCTGTATCTTGGCTATTGTCAAATCTCTTTCAGCTATTCTCAAGTTTGTTGCATTTTTGTAGTGTGCTATTGTTTCTTCTAAATCTTTTATAATATCTTTATTACTTGTCATACCTTACTCCTCTCCTAAATCTCCATTCCCTCAATTTCAGCCACGCAAGTTTTATCCGCATCTTCAAGTTGGTATTCTTTCGACCAAAGCCTTGCGAGTTCTTCGCAAATCTCGTCATCAGTTAAGTCTTTGCGGAAATAATTTCTCTTTCCCGTTTCCTTACATTCTTCTGTGTAACAAATTTTAAATATCATACCTTACTCCTCTCTAAATAGCTTGAGAAAATTCTCGTTTTCTTCTATCAAATCAGCAAGCCTATCATATTGTTCCATTTCTGTTATTGAGTGTTTGTCTAAAAACGGTATTAGTTTTTGTTCAAGTTCTTCTATCCTTGCCTGTATCTTGGCTATTGGATTTGGTATTATTTCGCTTTCTATAAGCACTCCCTTGTTTGATAATAGATATCTCAACCCATTTCCCGAACGATACGCTCCACTTATTGTTGCTTTTATTATTACTGGTTCTCCTACTTTATACATTTTAGTATTCCCTTCACATCTCATACATACTGGTCTGCCTTGCTCATCGCTTAAGCTTGGGTGTTCTTCCTTTATAATGTTTCCACACCTACTACATATATCATCTATGATTACTGGCTTCATATCTATCTCCTTTCGTTTATAATGAAATACTGTGTTAGATTATACGACCTTATTTCATTAGTAATCCAAATATATTGGAAACGACCACGTTTTACCCCTGCCTTCATGTATTCCGATCATAGTTTGCTGTGGTCTTGATGCACTTGTTAAATTCTTTTGAACAAATACGCTTCCACCTGGAAAACAACCGTTTATGAATATCGGCCCGGTTGGTGTTGGTAATTCTGCCGGAGTATGAAAATGTCCTAAAACCATATAATCATAATACCTGTGCTGAGATGCCAATAGTTTGGTTTGCTTGCTGTCTTTTCTGTCTATGCCATAATAAGGTAATCCCATATATGATCTAATCCCATCGCCATGAGTTACAAAGGTATTCCAACTGTATGTTTCGTCTATCTGCCACCATGCTTTAGTCGTATGCCATATTATCCTTTTAAATTTCTGCATTTTCTGTACCATGTATTCATACCAGATATTGTCCCAATTCAAGTAGTTTGGCGCTTCTCCTTTTTTGCCTATCCTTCCATGATTACCGCTGGTTGTAACGATTTCAATTTCATCAAATAATTGCAATAGTTCCTGTAAAAATTTTGATTCCATTTCAGCCAGGTAGAAAAACTGCTCATATACATCCATATCCATGTGATAAGCCTGTCCCGGAAATATACCAAATCCTTCCAGCATATCGCCAACCATAAATATTTTAATTTTTCTAAACTCTTTTAGTTGCTTAGTTGTGATTGATACAATACCTTTTAACAAGTCCCCCATCTGCATTTCAAGTACACCTTTGTTATAATCATGCCCTGATCCTGTCGCTTCCGCCGAAATCTTTGTACCGCATTGAACATCTGAATGTAGAAGAATTGGTGTTGTTCTTTCTTTGCCATTTTTAACAATAACCTCAACCTTGCATATCTCATAAAATGGAACAACTTTACATGCTTCTTTTAAGCATTCTTTTATGGTATCTATTTGAGCAGCTATTTTTATTTCTTCTTTACTCTGTTTCCGTTCCTTGTCAACTCTCTGTTTTTCCTGTTCTTCGTGTATTAGTTCCTCGGCAGTTTTAACTTTTTCAATTTCTGTTTCAGTTTCCCAGTCAATCTGTAATAGCCACCTTTTCAACTCCCCATTCTTAAATGCACTTCTTAGGCTTTCGCCATTCTTATATGGTTTCTTGAACTTGTCATTTATTTCATCCCACTTTTCATCAAGCGTCTTGTCCTTTTTTGCTTGGCACGTTTCTTTTAAATTCATCTGTCAACCTCTCCGAGATGCTCAAGTGTATCTCTTGCCGAACCCCTATCTATTTTTTCTGGTTTAGCTGTTTCATAAGGCGAATCAATATAATCAAAATTTCGCCTCGCTCTGCCCTTGCCTGAATATTCTGCTATGTCATTTTCTATTGTTTTAAAATCATAATCCTTTGTATAAAATGGACAGTTTTTCAAAAATCTCTTGCTTAATAATTTACACCCTCTGCCAATAGCTTTGTCAGCATAGCAACCTTTACAATTTGGATATTTCATTTATAAGTCTTCAATCATTCTAATATCAAATAATCGTAGTGTTGTGTCCTCTTTTTTAATATCACAATAATGATAAGGATCACTAGTATCCGCTTGATGATATGTTATCATCTCCACCTCACCAAGTCCCTTTGTCCAAGATCTGGTTTCCCCATATACCGCTTTTACTTCTTTCCACATGATAAACCTCCTTAAAATTTATGCCTTGTAATCTTCAAATCTTTCGCATGATCTAAATATAAATTTATTATTTACCCACCGTTGCAACCGCTTGATTTGCTTTGGCGCTTTATGTTTGTCAAATATCATCACATAGGGATCATAACCTAATTCTTTTAATTTATATATTCTAAACAAATCATATTCAATGTCGGTGTTCCAATTGGTCAGAACATATACCCTTAAATCTCTGTCGCTGAGATCCCAATATTTTCTAAATATCTTTAAATTTTTAATAATGATGCTTTCATTTTTTGGCAAGTCCCATGCAAAATGCAACATCTTAATTTTCATCTGCTTAATTTTATTTGCAAAGTCCTCTGTCATAAACCTAATATCCAATCCCTGATTGAATGTGATCTGTGCTTTCGTTTCAATAATCTGATCGCATAATTCCAGCGCATCTTTGTAAGCTGTCATATTTGCATCTAATAATATAATTTCCTTTTTGGTCCGTCCAGAAATCTGTTACATCAGCAACTTTAATTACTTGCCCGCCTTCTTTTGGTGTAACTATGCAGAACGGACAATCATTTGGACAGCCTCTTGTTAGAAAACCGTATGCCTTACCTTGATATTGTGGATATAATTCATAGTCAGGAAATATTGTTTCAATTTCTTGCGGTAATGCGTTTTTAAGATCATAGCCTGTACCGCCTCTTATGAGTTCTTTGGTATCAACATATGTGTTAAAATCAGGAGTGAAGTCAAATACTTTAGAAACATATACCCTGTCATATTTGAGTAAAGGCACACACCATTCAACGCTATCGCCCAATTGCTTGTGGTGAGCAGATAATTTCATAAGTGGCAGATTTGGGAAGTTATGACCATCTGCATCAATCAAACCTATTTTCATTATTTTATCTCCCTGAAATCAATATCTCTATATTTATTTAGCAATAGCTTTTTCTTAATCTTGTAAACTCCAACTCCCATATAACCCTTGACATCCTCCACAATCGTTTTTCCGTTCTCTTTGTATCTAAAGTCTGCTTTATATTTGATTCCTCTGTACTTTTTATTTCTATGAGTAAATGGTTCCAATAGTACAAACTCTGGTTGTAGTTCTAATTGAGATATAACCCCGGCTTTTAATAACAATTTTAGATCTTTATATCTCTGCCCTTCCGCTTTACTCTGAAATCTTATATTATCAATAAATGTTTCTTTATTTTTATATTTATTCACTATCGCTCCTTCTGTACAATATGCGCATTTATTTTATATAGTTCTGGCTCTCGGTTCATGAGATCAATAATCTCTTTTAAAAAGAAGTCATGCTTACCTTTGTATAATCTGAAATAAATAGCTTCAATCAGTTCTAAGTCCTCTTCGGTGTCAATTGTCCATCTCTGATTTGAATAGTCAACTGGGTTTTTAATGATAGATATTTTTTTACTGTTCTCATAAATATAAGGCATAACGTGTTCACGCTGATATTCTTTAGTTGCCCTAAAATATGCCTCTTCCAGTTTTTTAAATGACACCACCGATAAGTCTAAGCCTGCCGGGTATGTACTTTTCCAAATTCCTGCAGTTCCGACAACATCACCTTCATATTCAATATACCACCCAATTAAATTATCAACAATATTTGGATCAATAAGTGGGCAATCTGAGGTTATTCGCACAATTACATCCAAGTCATTTTCTACCGCTGCATGATAATATCTACCAAGCACATCATTTTCACTGCCCCTTGAAACCAACACCCCATTTTTTAAAGCCTCATCCTCAATAACATCATCCCTCGATCTTGTTGTGGTGGCTATTATAATTTTATCCAGCATTTCAGATAATTTTACTCTTTCAATAACATGAGCTAATACTGTTTTGCCTTCTATAATTTTCATTACTTTGCCCGGCAATCTAGTTGATCCCATTCTTGTTTGTATAATTGTTCCTATCTTAGACATTCTTGAACTCCTTTAAAATATTCCCAGTTAGGCTACTTGCTCCGATAAATTGATTGAGTGCAATTTTATTATTTGCAATGTTTTCCTGTAGTTTTTCAATCTCAGATTCAAATCCGTTAATGGATGCTATTGTTTTTTCTTTCTGCTCTTCTAAGAATCTCAGCTTTGCCTTGAATATTTCCACAAACTTTGACATTTTTTCTTCTTCATATCCATACAAATAAAGCAAACTTAGGAGCGTTGAACCCGGTGAAACTTTAACTATTTTGCCCATGCCTCGAGCTAATCCTATCCAGTATTCAACAGATGGTCTTTGTATTTGATATTCAGTATCCATTGACATATCAACCCCATATAGTTCAATAACATCAAAGTCCTCATATAATGCAAGTGCTACCATATATGATATTTGATTTGTGAAATATCCCTTTTCACCGTTGCAGAATTTCGCTTGTATTTCAGCTAACGGAAATTTTACTGATGTCGGTATCTCTTTGCATATCTCTTGTAAATATACCGGGCAGGTCATTGTCTTATACATTTCAAATGACTGAATATTAGATCTTAATATACCTGTATTTTTAATCACTTCAATATCATGTATATTAAACCATCTATCCCACCTTGGTATTTTTCCAAATAAATCATTTAGTCCCCAAATCTCATATGATTTGTCTTTAAATGGCGCATCATCTTTTGATGCTGCAAATCCAATTATTGCTACCTTTTTCATATTTCGCCTCCTCACATTATTATCCAGTTTGTACTTACTCCCAGTTTATATCCCATCCATAGTCCGCCTAAAAAGAACAGAGCCATTAATATTAACATTACAATCCATGATTTTGTTTTCCAACTCATAGTATCTCCTTAATTTTTAACATCATCTTTTCAATAAGTTTCTTTTGTTTTTCAATTATCTCATTCTGCTTCTCCATTATTTTATATTGTCTCAGTGTCTTAAGATATAATCCAATAACGCAAACTGTTGTTCCTATTATGCACCATAGTTGAATTGTCATTTTGCCCTCCTATAAATAATTCTGTCCGAATGTTTTTATAAATTGTTTTCTCGTATAAAACTGTTCAAACATTGCCTGCCCCTGTTTTCTGCTTTCAAGTATGTTTCTGTGATACCATTCATGAGCTGTCTGAGTTACATAAACGACTAATCCATAATAATCTGACCATTTGCGGTTTGCTGTTCCGGGTATCAAATGATGTGCCTGTAGTCCGTCTTTGCCTTTATATTTTATTTTGTAATTGTGAGGTAATTTTGTTATATATGGATTCATTTTTCTTCTCCCCTGCTACAGCCTGGACTGTCAACAAATGCTATTTTTGAATTGTTTTGTAATTTGCACCGATCATCATCTGTTCGCCATTTGCAACTGTCACATGTTAATAATCCACTCCAAGGCTTTTTGGTTTTCATGTATGTTATCCATTCATCGCTATGCTTTTCCATCGTTACACTTCCCATAGTTTGACTTGTCGTTTTTCTCTGTCTATTCTTGCAACTGCTTTATTATAATAATCTTCGTCTATTTCAAAACCCATGTACTCAAACCCTAACCAATCACAAGCAATTATTGAGCTGCCTGAGCCGAGGTGTGTATCTAAAATCTTATCGCCTTCTTTAGCATAGTTAGTTAATAACCATTTATATAGCTTAACTGGTTTCTGTGTTGGGTGGAATTTGTTTATATTAGTATAAGCCTCAACTCTACTCATCCTGAATGACTTGGTTGGCTTATTAAAGGAAGTCCAAGCCAATTCAAATTCAGAACCACTAAACGTCTGTAGTTTATCCCAGCAAACCCAACAACGAGAAGGAGCCAAGAAATCAGTCATATAATTACCACCCCATATAATCTGGTTGACCGACACTCTAAATAACTCATCAAAATACACCTTATTTGGTATTTCGTTATCCCACCCCTTGAACTCATGCCCTATTCTATTAGTTGCAATGTTTTCCTTTTGCCCATCAAAACCTATTCCATAAGGCGGGTCAACAATTGCCAGCTCAAAATAGTTATCAGGTATATCTTTTAACCCTTCCATGCAGTCCATGTTGTAAATCTGATTTAATTCTAACATTATTCTTTCCCGTTCCATTCTTTGTCTTTTAATCCTGCTTCAAAGTTGCCATTTCTTTTTAAATTTCCCACTTGCTCAAACCTTCCAAAATCATAACCTTCTCTATGAAACCGCCTTATTTCCCTTCTTAATCGCCAGTCAATAAATCTCTTAGGTTCTTTGCCAACCCCAAACAGTGCAGTTAAATCGTACGAATACCCTTTTTTAATACTGCCCATGAATTTATGTTTCTTCATATCTATTCATCCTTCCCTGCATTTGCTACACATATTTCTTTTAGTTTTTCAAAATGTGGTTTTAAATGTTTATCATCACCTATATTTACTTCATAGAGTGAGTGTAAATCATCAAGAGCCTTTATATATTCATCCTCACCGAAAGTATTTATAAGTAAATCTTCTTGTTCTATAGATAAGTTTATATATATTCCATTGTAGTAAATACCCCCAGTTATTACTCTTACTCTAGTCTCTAACTCTATACTCTTACTCTTATCGGACAACGGTGGGACATCGTTCGGACATTGTCCTAATTTTAATATTCTCTGGTTTTCATGATAATCCCTTTTCTTCTCTGCCCAAGCGGTTTCAGTTCCTACCATCTTTTGAACCTCGCCCATAAAGAATGTACCATCATCACATATATCCATCAGTCCAAGCTCTGTAAATATTTTAACCGCCTGCCTAACTATATCCACATTAGTCCTTGTGACAGATGAGAGCATTTCTTCGTTGTATGGTATTGTTTCAGAAAATCTCAATTCACCCTCATGCGATATGCTCTCGGTTAGTAATTTAAGATAGAATAAAATATAATCCTTGCCATTCTTCATATCTTCGATAACTACAATATCATGTCTTTTGAAGAAATCTTTTTTAAGTTTTAACCAATAATATTTTTTAGATTCAGCCATGTTGCTACTCCTTATTGTTTAACCATTCTTCAATAGCTGCTAGTTTATATCTAAATACTTTGCCCACCTTTACAAATGGCAATCCCTTATCATTCCTAAGATTAACGATATGCCGCTCTGTTACGCTTAAATAAGCTGCAAGATCTTTTGTGTTTATATAAGAATCTTTCATGTATTCACTTCCTTTCACGTTCATTATAACACTTTACTGAATATTTGTATATATTGAATTATTTGCTCAATATCCTTCCCAATTTCATATAGTCCTTATACTCGCTGAATGATATTTGCCCATCAACAACTTTCTGAGAATCAATAAATGGTTTTATGATCGCAAATTCCTTTTTTATTCTTGACATCGTTTCCCTTATAAAAACTCCAATTGCCGGATCGTCAGCATCCTCTGCAACATAATATCCGATTGAATGAGAAGTTGAACATATAAGATTCCCATCCATTCTTGACAGCATGATTTTATTTCTAATTTGCCTGTCTGATAAGTCTGTTAAATTCATCAGCTGCCGCCTTGTTCTTTTTGATTTTTCTCCTCTTAGAATATAATCCGTTATTTTAGTTTTCATTATTTCTCCTTCCAATCATCCCACTGCTTATTCCAGTAAAATAAATCTGTCGTGTCATCTAGTCCCATATCGGCCAGTGTATCCAGAATACCATCAAGAAGTTGAGCAAATTCTTTTGTGTCCATTTTAGAACTTCCATAAAAACATTTGATCACAGCCTGTTTTCCTTTTTCATTCTCTCGATATTCAATAACCTTTGATGCCCTAAATTGTTCCTGTATCATTTCAACTGCTCTTTCTGGAACCATTACATATTCATACTTGGCGCCATACTTCCCCAGCATATCCACATAACAGTCCCAAGCGGTTGTATCTCCTGCCCTTCCCCCAGATAATTGACCTGCCATAATTTCAAGTAATGCCCATAACATTTTGTTTTGCTGATTAGTTCTTGAATTTACATATCGCTTAATTTCTATGGTTAGCAGATTCTTTTTTAATAGCTTTATTTTCTCAGTAATCATTTTAATTACATATCCATGAGCGGGGGTAACTCTAAAAGTTATATAGTCTCTGTTGTCATCACCCTTCATTGTTGAGACATATTCACCGTCAAACTTTCCGAGTTTCATAATAGTTCCCAATCTTTTCTGTCAGAAAAATAATCCATGTGAGCGTGTGCGGGATGCCATGTGATTTCAGCCTTCATTTTTGTAACAAACACCCCGTATTTATTAAATTTAAAATAATCATCAAAACGCTTTACTTCATTATTATTTGGATACTTTTGGATGTGAGCATAAGCCTCATCCCAACCAACTAATTGCTTTATTTCTTGCCAATTTGTATAAACACCAAGCTCATCGACGCTAAAATCAAATTCAATATTATCTTCAATGCACTTAATGACGAATTTGCTATCTACAATAAATGCCATTAAGGGTTCTATTCCTATTGAACTGCTTTCAAATTCCTTTTCAGGATGTTCTTCTAATTCTTTTATCATTTCCCAAGTTTTCATAATAGCTCCCATTCTTTATTATTAAGCATTACAATAGTTATAATAGCCTCACTCCATTCACCATAAAGATTATCTTCATGCCTTCTAATAAAATATCCTACTGAGTTAAAGGTATAAATGTATCTTCCAAGTTTTGCATATTCACCCTTCCCCATATATTCAAGTGCATTATATCCATCAGCTTTAGGTTTCTCTTCTTCCCAATTTGATTTTAAAAACGCATCAAGAATTTCAGGTTTATGCTCGGCATATCTTATGAGCATTGAACCCCATCTATCAGATGTAATTTTGCATCCCTTTGACTCGATAAAAGTCTTTCTAGGATGATTATTTAACTCTTCTAAAACTTCCCATATTTTCATAATTCTTTCAACCTTTCCGGGTAAACCCGTTTTCGTAAGCACCTTGCTAAATATTGTAGCCTTGGCAGATACTCTTCATTAATCCATTTGTTATCCCTTCGTATTATAAATAGTCTTAAATTTGCTGTTTTAAGGGGTAAATAATAGTTTTCATAGTTTTCTGGTTCAAGAATATAATAATATAATAAGGTAACATCTTTATTAGTTCCGAACATTCCGGCTTGGCATTGTCTCCAATACCCCTTAGGAACTGCCAGCGGTTCTTTGCTCGTTGTTTTTACTTCAATAAGGTACTTATTTAATGAACCATCAATATTCACCCTGAGCCGATACCGGCGTTTATAGATTGATCTAGTACCTTTTACTATTGCTGGATTTATTAGATCTATTATTGAATGTTCTAAAACTGTACCTGTTATCATTGGTATATTAGAAAAATCATTTGTTATCAATCCCAGTTTAATTCCCCACCATAATCTGAATGAATTTGTATCTGGGTTTGCAAATAGTTTATCTGTATCAGAAGCACCGAACCATTTACTTCTGTCATGATTAGTTATCATAATTTATCCAACTTCAATTCTAACAGCGCAATGTCTTTGCATGTGAGAATTAATTTTGTTATTTGCTTTGATGTAATTCCCAGTTGTTTGGCAACTTCATCTGAATCTTTAAATTTTTGAATTTTTAAGGTTAGCTTCTCCTCTAGTCTTTTTTTGATTGCATATATATCATGGTCATTTAATCCCATTTTTTTATTAGAATATTTATTGTCTGAATCTCCACTACTGTAAACATCTGCTGCAAGTCCTAAACTTTTTCCGGCAACCGATAAAGCATCTGTGAAAGCCATCTTAAAACATTCATCTGTGGTATGAGCGCCAGCTTTTTCTTTGGTTACAAACATTGAACCGCCCGTTCCTGGAATAGCATCTGACCATTTATCCTCAGTTTTGATGTATAAATTAATATCAACAACTGCTGCTTTCTGTCCGTCTGAGCCTTCAATGATTTCCTTTTTTACTATCTCGGTTTTCCACCCAATCCCACATGTGCCAAATACTTCTGTTAGTCTTTTGATTCTCCATATTGGCTCAACAGAAGTCATACCGTTTAATCTGCCGCCAGTTATCTTTTTTTTGGCTGCTTCTGGCACTTCTCTCAATTGATCAAAATAATCTGTCATCTGGTCATCCTTTCAAAATCCCTGTTCGCCTGCTCCATTTCCTCGCCATGCTGCTTTGAGTTGTTTTCCCTTGCCGGTTTTAAATCTTCTTTCAATCTTATTATGGAATCCTCGGCATCATGTTTGCAGACTATAATCTCCCCTAAAATTTTATCATAGCATCCGGCATCATCTTTTATTAAATCACAGTTATATTCTTTGCAATCTCTTTCCAGATATGTTAGTTTTTCAAGTTTGCGAATATGATATAATTTCTGTGCTTCCAGATCATAGACTTCTTCATTCCAATCTGTCATTTTGCATCTCCGTTTCACTTATCTCAAATAAGGGTAGATTGGGAAGCCTGTACTCATGAGGATATTCTTCATCATTCCGTTTAATATGATTCGCTTTTACATGATACATTTCGGCCAGTTCAAATATACCTCTATAAACTTGTATATCGGGATCTGGATTACCAATTATTTTTATTTTATCCTCACTCAATATTAATACTTCGTTTATAATTCTCCTGAGTGCATTCACATGGAATGTATAATCATCAATTTTCTGTCTGATAGTTATTTTATTATTCACCATACACCTCAACTTCTTCTTCTGGAACTTGTAGAGCCACCGCTAATTCTTTTCTGATTTTCTTTGTCTGTTTAGTTCCACGATCCCAATTTCTGACCGCTTGCAGGCTTGCCCCTGTGATTGTTGCAACCTCCATTTGTGTCAGTCCTAATTCTTCCCTGCGCTTTTTGATTCCGTTCATACTTTCTCCTAACTGTTAGCAACTATTAAAGCCGCTCCATATGCTATGACTGCTATTAATATAAAAAATCCTATACCCCCAAATATTACTATCAGCAATTCCCGTTTTGCATCTTGTCTGTTCATTTCAATATCCCCCACTATTATAATAATTCCGATTGTGTGTTGTTGCCTTTGGTGCGTATTCGTACATGGTTGTTAGTTTCTGCAACCGTTTATTCTTAGCTGTCAAATCCATCTTTGCTCGGTATGCTATGAAGTCTTTGCAAGTATCATGACAAGCTGGTTTCCGATTTTCACAATTTAGGCAAGGTGCGTTAATCATCATCTTGCTCCTTCCAAGCATCCCCACTTTAACCAATGAATTGAGTTGTTTTCATATGCCTCTGCGTATTGCTCAACGGTGTAATCCTCAGCTAAACAACCGATTGAACAATAATGATTTTTCCCGGCGCAATAGCCTTCGCTCATTTCGTGTCCGCATATTTTACAAATTTTATATTCTGCCATTATCTTACCCCTTTCCGTTTTGAACCTCATCAACACCGTCTTAAACGGTAGACTTCCGAAGGAGGAATTTCGGAAGTTTCGGTTTATATTCTCATTTAACAATCGTGTGATTTGCAATAATCTGTATCTGCTTGGTCTTTTGTATCTGCATACCATTCCCAATAATCAACAGACTTATTAGGATATAACCATATAGCTTCTTCATAATATCTTTCCCACTGTGTTTTCATTTTGTTACCCCTTCCGTTTATCTTGTCTTTAGTATATAGGGTATAGTACTATATGTCAAACTTATTTTTAAGCAAGAGAAAAGCAGGCTTTTACACCTGCTAATCCCTGGAAATGAAATATGAAAACTGCGCTCCTAAGCGGTTCTCATAGGATTATGTATCATTGCGCCACTATTCAATCAAAAACGCTTACAATTGATGTGAGCGCCTTTGGTGTATCTTTAAGGCTGATATGTCTTATGCCCGTAATTTTTAGATATAGCCTTGCGGATAGTGAGTTCCTTTAAACTTCTGCCATTTTTAATTATTTTAATATCTGCATTTCCGAATCTCGGTGTGGCATAAATTACATTTTTGGGCGCATCATACCAAACCAAATACTCTTTTCCTTCCACTGTATAAATTTTATTTGACATTTTTCATCTCCTCTTTTGCCCTTGCAGCAAAATATTCTCCTCTTGTAATTGGTTTGTCAAATTTCTTATCGCTGTAATTGATTCCCCTATCACATAAAAATTGATAATACGGTTCTGCCCAATGAACATATGGAATCTCAAAATTAGGTTTTCGGTATTCATCCCAAGCATATTCATCACCTGTTGAAACAACTCCGTAATCTGTACCCCTTGCATGTACTACAGTTGAAGCATCAATACAGATACCAACATGATACGCTCTGCCATTTTTGACCTTAAAAGCAAGATTCCCGGCTAATGGAACTGAAGAAAATCCATCCCTCATTATATCATTAGCGGTTTTATCATGAGTATATATATCAAGTTTTTGCATGAAATACATAATCAATCCACTACAATCAGCTGCCTGTGATCCAATCCATTTTCTAACTCGCGCTGAATCGTAGTAATTTGAACCAGGAGCAACAGAACCATATCTGTTTTTTAGATCTATAAGAACTTCCTCTGTTATAACCTCGCCCTGCGCTCCGTATACATAACCATATTTGCCTTGCCCATAAATTTGTAGCAAGGCTTTTGCGTATGCTACTAATCCATTCATTGTTAAAATCCAGTTTTATTAACAGGATTATTAAGGATTCCAAACAATACAAATAGCTGTAATACTCCTGCGGCTATATCGCCAACAAGTCCAGCATCAATACCTATTGCTTTAAACGCACCTGTCAACTGACATATTAGTATAACCTGTGCTACTATTGCCGCCCATAATGGCAAACTTCTAAATCTGTTCTGTTCCATAATTCTTCTCCTTAAATTATTATTATCGCCTGAGGATCAGGATTTCCTTCCTCATCCTTTGCTTCATCTCCGCCTACCCAAAAACCAATATTCCCTTGAAATTCAAAATCATCTCTTACACCCAGCACAAAATGATCATCTGAATTTATGTGAGGCTTTACGTATGGAATTGGGAATTGATAACCCACCCAGTTTTCTCTTATTTCAACAGTTCCATTAGGTCTGTAATGAATTGACATCTGACCGTATGCTGGTTTCAGTGAGCAGAATCCCACTCCATAAACTATATCAACACCGACCGCTCCCATATCGACCGTATTCATTTTTAACACAGTCCATAATTCTCTTTCAGTCATCGGTCTATTAAATAACTTTTTATGTTTGCCTAATAACATAACTGCAATTTTTGTTATCATCGGACAAGCCATTGAAGTCCCTGACATTTTAGCATATCTGCTATTTGGTAAAGCTCCGAAAACTCTCGAGCCACATTGCATTAAATCTATCTCATCATTTATAGTAGAAAATAATTGCCGGTATCTTCTCCATGAAGTCGCGCCAACTGATATTACTTCTGGAAAACTAGCCGGGTACATATATTCAATCATGCCTGTATTGCCTGATGCAACTATCACCGGAATATCTAAATAAGTGAGTTCTTTAATTGCGTTGTGCATTCTCTCAAAATTAACACGATCTAAAACCTTAGCAATTGCTTTGATTCCTAAACTCATATTTACTATATCAACATAGTTCGGTATAATCTTTAAACTTTCTATGATGTATTCTAAGGCATCCGCAATATCAGATAGATTTCCATTCCCCTCTGCGTTTAAAACCTTGAATGAGCGAATACGTGCATCCTCAGCACCTATACCCTTTCCCACAATTAAACTTGAAACATGAGTGCCATGTCCATTGTCATCAACTGCTAACACATCATCACTCGGAACAAAATCATGGTGAGAAATTACTTTGCCATCTAGCATTTTATGTCTACTATCAACCCCTGTGTCAATTACTGCAACGATTATATTTTTACCTTTTGAATTTTCCCTCGCCATATCATAAACACCTGTTGTAATATGGGTGAATAAGTCTTCATAATCCCATAGCTTAGCAATCCAGTTATTACCAACATACTGAGCTTTTACTTTTTCTATTTCTGCTTCGCTTTTTGTAACATCTTCCACCTCAATATCCATTATTGAAGCATTTGAACTTTTTGATATTTTCATATTAAACTCCTAATCCTACCAAGTTAAGAACATAACCGAGTATTGCAATAATTAAAACTGAGAATATCGCAGTGCCAAGCCACCAAAGAACTCTTGTCAATCCGTCAACTTTGCCGCAAACATGACCAACAATATCCTCAATTTTGATGTCTGCTTTTTCAAGTTCTCCGATTGCTTTTGTATTTTCTTTGCTTCGGTCTTCTGTTTCTTCTAACATTTTCTTGTGCATCGTTGTAAAGTCTAGCTTCATTGCCTTATGCCCTTTCTATTTTGTATACTCATCATCAGATCCAAGACTATTAATCTGGAAATGCAAATCAAACGCTAATATTCCAACTGTTCCTGTAAATGGATCAGCTTTGCCAAATAACTGGCTGTCATCTGCATTATCTCTTATTATTCTAAATTGTACTATATCTGATAAAGCTGTTCCTGCTGGGGGTGATATTCCTGCCCCATCACATATTTGATGTATTGTTACCCCTGAAGCCGGAGCATCAAATGCCGGAGTGTTACATTTGTAATCTGTCCAATCAGTTACTTTTGTTCCTCCGTCAATTTGCCATCTGTATTTGAGCATGAAATTTGGCACATTTGCCTCATCGTCAGAAAACCAATGTATATGAGGATGTATAATTGATGCAAAATCTCGATCATGGTTTAACTGAACATTCAAAAACAAATAATCATCTTCATCTGATGATGTGGTTATATCAACAACGCCCTCAACTTCATCAACAGTAATTGTAACACCCTGTTTTTCAATGTTGATTGCATCATGTAATTCATCTCGCCAAGGTCTGGCACTTCCAACCATTGTCTGATGTCCATCTTTGTCATACTCGGTATAGTCTGTATTATCTCCGAAGTGTCTGTTCTTTTCTTTATTAATCCATTCGTCTAAAATTCTGGCAATTAACTCCGTATCGCTTACTAATATATCTCCGAGTGTTACTGTTGTTGATAGTTCTTTATCTGTGATTCTGTGAACCTTTTTTTGTAAGAGCATATTTTGGTCAATTGATGCCCAAGGAATAACCACATATACATATTGTTTTAATGGCAAGGTAACATTCATTGCTATTTTGCCCGTTACAGATTTTTGTTCAACGCTCCATTTAGCAAGCAAAGCATCGGCTATTTCTTCGCATACCGTAGCATCGCCCTCGGCAATTTCAACAAATCTTTTTATCAAATCTCCTGCCGCTGGTGCTGGGGTTATTGTTGATGTATATGATGCAACAGGGGAGCGCACTAAAACACTATTGGCAATCACGCCCTTAGTAGTAACTATAGGTATTTCACTAAAGATTAATCTTGTTCTACCTACATCATTATATACTGCTCCATTGTACATTGTGGTGTTATACATTTTTACCTCTCACCTACTGTCCTATATAAGTTAATTCTTTTTCTAAATCCACATCGTACTGCCCTGCCGAATATATTAAAACTCTGTCCCTATACGCATCTGCGCTTTCTTCTCTGTTAAATATGTTATAACCTGCTAAAACTTTTAATTCATCAGCATCTACCACAGCAGGTTCATTTCCTGCACCGTATATTGCAGTTAGGTCGTAGAGTTGCAAACCATAATCTCCGTCAAATTGAATTACTTTAGTGTCTTGCGTTCCTGCATCTGCATATTCGCCCTGCATCCTTATGAATATAAAACCAGCTTGATTTGATTGAGTAACAATACCGTTAAGTTCGTACCATGTATTTATGGTTGGATTTACCTGACTGTCAAATTCTACCGTAGAACCTGCGGAAGAACCGTCAAATGATGCTAAAATCTTATCGCAGTCAGCACTTGTTGCTCTAACCCTACACAGAAATGCATATTTTCTTGATGCGACTATTATTGTAGTTGTAGTTTGATATGTAGTTGATGTATCTGCAACACCATTACCAGTTAGTGAATATATATTATTTAAAACTCCGCCAGTAGCATTTGCCGCAGTCCAGTCCTGCTCATCGTCTACAAATCGTCCATTAATAAACAAATCATTATAAGGTTGGAGTCCAAAGAACTCTGCATAATCTAACTTAGCCATAGCAGTATCAGCAATAGAATATAGGTATGAGTGTCCATTGTCAGCAGATATTAGACCTGCGTTGTTGTCAAATTGGTATCTGCCCTCAAATGGAAGAAGTTTTTTACCGTCTTGGTCATAATCTATATATACTATAGGTGTTAAAAGTTCGTAGTACATTTTAGTTCCTGCTAAGTCTGCCCTTGCAGCTGCTACATCCGCATATTTATCCTTTTCAAATAATAGAGTAAATACGTTTGTCGGTTGTGTATAGAATGTACCAATATTATCAAGGCTATCGGCATATGCTTTTTCAACATAATTTGGAAATAAAATACTGCCAGTTACCACATCAATCGCCCATCCATCTGTACTTCTACCAGTCATGTTTGTTGTTGCTATGTTAGCTCTATCAACATTTGTGCTACTTGTGGTTATGCTAATAATATCCTCACTTAATAACGTATATTCATTACTGACATCCTGTGTATAGGTACTTCCGACATAAGTATTTAATTCGCCATTTGGTAACTCTTGATAACTCTTTTCATATATTGGAGTTCCGTCTGTTTTGTATGGTAGATAAGTGTCGCTATCTTTTGTGCTGAACCCATTTGCGAGATTGTAAAAATATGCGTCTTGAGTATTTGTAGTCCAATTTACCGCATCACTTGTTGTTCCTGTAAGTAAACCTGTAAGTCCATTTACCACTTCATATACAGTTGTTCCTTTGTTAGTTGTAAATTCAAAATCAAATAGTAATACATCTTCACTATCGTATGCTTTGAAATATGCTATCTGACTTCCATACCAACCACTATCATAAAATAGTGTCAAGGTTGTGCCACTTATTGAATATAAATCTGTGTCAGATGTTTTTACTTGCCATGTACCGTCAAGGACTAATGCTTTTACATTGTCAATATTTGCTACATCTCCATCGGTTAATTCAATCTTGTTATCTGTTCCATTTGGAGTAAGACAAGCACCCTCTATTGCGTTTAGGTTTATATCTGAGCCTAATACATTTGGGTATAATGTTTCGTCAAATTCGCCTGACTTATATAATAAATCTTCGGCAATTCCAATTCCTATTCTTGGTCTTATATTTACACTTCCTCTGGTCATAATAATTATCCTTTCATAATAACATAATCAATTGTGATTGCTGTTGTCGGTGATGCGTTTGCGTAGAATGTTATTTTTTCACTTGAGGTATCAACAGAACTTGCAAGGTCGCATTCATCTGCGGAATCTAAACTATCAACGTCAATTGAAACTTGTACAAAATCTGCTGCTGCAATGTCTGTATCTGTTAATTCATATTTATAAGCATAATCGCCTGTATGTGCTGACCATCCTGTAGTTGGTAAACTTACTGCGGTTTTAATTGCCGAATCTCCTGTATTATCACCGCTTAAAACAGTTAATCCTGTTAATAAATTTACTTCTGTTGCGGTTGAGGTTACAACTACATCTTCATTTAGCTTCGGAGATGTAAGAGTCTTGTTTGTCAAAGTCGCAGTAACCGCATCATAATATGCTTTGAAAGTTGCTTTGATATTCGCCCAAGTAACTTTTTTGATAACATTGGCGGCCGCTGTATCAACTATTACAAATTCATCAGCGTCAATCGGCGTTGTTTTACCACTCGCATCATGTATAGAATCAATGCTTAGTAAAGCTTCATATGTGCCTTTAGTCCATCTATTCTCTACAATTGCCCCATCGCTATGTGAGGCGGCACTTGTGCTTTCCTGTGCTCTAGTTACTGTCAATGTATTTGTTGAAACATTTGTAACTAACATTATCTCATCATCAATAGTTATTAGAAAATTGACAGATGGGAATAAACTAGAACTATCTACAATGACCGAAGTTACAATAGCATTTATACTTCCATTTAATCCTGTGTGTGCGTTATTTGACGCATGTAATCTTGACATTTCATCTCTCCTTTATGTTATATCTCCATAGACAACTTCGGTATCTGAACCGACAATTTCTGCTTCTAAATATACTTGTACATCTAGGTCATTATCAATAAAATAATAAAAACCATATCTCCGTCTTAAATCCTCAAATAATTTCAATGGTGTTTTGTCTATTGCTGGAATAGTTGCTGTGAATCCCGTTGTTATATTTATGCCTGTGCTTGTGAGTCCTGAACAATAATCATCAACAATAGCTTTCAATGTTACGCCTATATCCTGAGAAGCATAATCAACTGAAATTAATCTTTCAGATAAAACTGAACCGCCTAATGGAGCTACAATGATTAAACCGCTATCAACTGGGTGTTTTTCTCTTACTGTTCCGCCATAATCCTCTGAATTTCCATCAGCATCATTAACCGCTAAAACGACTGAATCTCCGTAGTCTATTGCCGCATGTGCTGAACCGCCGCTATTATTAACGGTGAATTTTATAAAACCGATTTCTCCGTTGCCTGTTTCCGCTACTTCTATATCATAAGCAGTCCAACCAACACTGGCTATTTCTAAAACATATATACCATCAACAGTTATTAGTGATTTGATTTTTCTAGGTTGTGAACTTGTACCGTAATCAGTGCCATCCCACGAAGCGACATCCCAATAATAGGCTTGTCTGTATGCAAGGTTATCAGTAATTGTTACTCTTACTCTAGTTCCGGGATCAACACCTGCTCCAGGAAATGCCTGCCATGTACCGTCTAAATATTCCCATGTGCCTGTTGTTTCTTTGCTTTCATATGTGTTGTATACAGGTGACATTCCAACCGTTTTTGCTATTCTTATTCTTGCGTGATATTTCACTGCTGTATTTGCCGGGGTATCTGTTAACGTAAAATCAAAAGTCGGTGTTCTGTCGGTTGTTTCATATTCGTTAATAGGACTATTAATTGTTGGTGCTGATAGGGGAGGTTCTTTTGTTGTAAAAGATTCTGTATCTCCGTAAACTGTCCCGACATCATTAACCGCTTTAATTCTATAATAGTATAGGGTGTTATATACAAGGCTTGAAACATCAAGCGACCATGATCCAACTGCTCTATCGCCGATTGATTCTGAATTATTTGTTACAATTACACCCCACTCAAAATATATCTCTGGGGTGTCTGAGCCGATGCTTGAAATTGTGCCAGGTAAAGTAGCGGATTCATGGTCGAATGTCGTTGGAGGTGTTACTGTTGCGACCGCGGCAACTGTAGCTAAACCTTGTTTGACATACCAATAAGAACCTAATTTACCATTGTCGGGATATACGCCCTCAATAGAAACAAATGTTTCAATGTATGAGCCTTGTGTATAATTTGTATTACAATATTTTTGAGAAGCTACATAGTTCCAAGTTGTACCACTCACATAAGTATAATCCTCTTTATAAGCAGTGTCCCCACCACCAGAACCAACATATCCATATGAGGTGAATGGACTTGTGCCAACTGGGAAATCATTTATAACTGTACCAGAATAACTAAATCCGATTGAACCCGCCGAAAAACCATATGAGGGATATGCCCAAGCGAATGATGTTCTTGTTCCTCCGCCTGTTACTGTCCAACTTGCGTCTGGATCAGAGTAAGATGTGGATACTGTATATTTTTTATAATAATATAATATTGGCGAAACATCAGTTGTAAATGATTCTGTATCACCGTAAACTGTACCTGCTGAATTAACTGCTTTAATTCTATAATAATATAGTGTATTACTTGCAAGGTTTGAAATATCAAGAGTCCAAGTACCAACCCCTTTATCGCCAATTGATTCTGAATTGTTTGTTACCGCTGTTCCCCATTCAAAAAATATTTCAGGGGTATCTGAGCCAATCGAAGTTACTATTCCTGATATGGTTGCTGATTTATAATCAGATGCTGGAGGAGGTGTTACAGTTGAAATTTTAGATTCTGCATACCATTGCAATTCGGGATATCCGTCTGAACCCATAAACCACACATCGTCAAAATCATAGTTTGTAAAAGTTCCTTGCGTTTTCATTTGAGCGGTTGTTTTTGCAGTTCCACCTGATGATGTTGAAAACCCTGCAAGTGTACTGTCAAAAAAGCAATCAGTACAACTGTTCCCTGTTTCTTGAAATACGCCACACTCTGTAGTATCATCCGTAAAATCAACAGCACTATAACATCTAGTAGTCGTGCCACCTGCTTTTTCTCCTGCAAATCCGCCTATGGTGTAGTAATACGCAACTGCTAAATCTTTAAATATAACCCCATGAGAGGAGCAATCTGTCCATGTGGCGTAATCATATCCAGCCATTAAACCATGACGATATTTCGTTAGTGAGAAAGTACCGTTAAGATTCAGCGTACAATTATATGTAAATGACTCAGATACAGTACCCACTGCATATCCCATAAATATAGCGGACTGGTGCATACCAGCACTAGTTCCACCAGCATTAGTATAGGTAGAGTTAAGAACCTCACATTCATTAATTGTAGAACCAGCAGCACCTCTGCCGATAAAAACTGCACCTGCTGTATGTGTATTAGAATCATTAGTCAATACAAAAGTGTCAAGTATTATGTTAATTAGATTACCTTGATTTAAACCAAAAAAACCGTAGTTGTTGGAATTAGCTTGAAACGTCAGATTAGAGATAGTGAAGCAATCACCATCATACTCTCCTGTAAATGCAGTAGTAGTATTTCCTATTGGCGTCCATGTTCCTTGTGTTGTTAAATCTATATCTGCGGTCTGCACAAAATATTTATCCCAATCTCCCGATGTAGAATAAAGCTCAACTAAATCAGCTTGTGTTGCTATCTGATATGGTGATTCGGAGGTGCCTGCACCGCCACTATACGACATTTGTATATCCTTTCTCAAACTTGTTTTTTAAAATATATTTAGTGCTATCGCCCGTAAACCCAAATTTTGAATGTATGAATTTATGGCATTCCTCGCAAAGAACAATCCCGTTATCTGCGTTATATTTATATTCTGGATAAGAACAAGCAGATTTCATATGGTGAGCATGCATAATTCTTTGATGTTTCCCGCACAAACCACAGACATAATTATCTTTTTCATAGACCAAAACTTTCCAATTTAAATATTCATATCCATCTCTCCAAGAAGAATCTGGCGAAAGCCCTCTTTTTGACACTCCAGCACATTGTATTGAACAATGTATTTTATCTGTTGATGGTATAACTTCAAACTCAATTCCGCATACAGGACAAATTTTTATAGTTCTCTTAATTTTATTGGCTACATTTCTAGCAATAGTGTTATCTGAATTTAAGCAACCACACGATTTCGTGTCGCCACAAAGTAAGTATTTGCCTTTTGTTATTATTTCATTTCCGCAATCACATTTACACAACCACAAAGCTCGCCAATCTTCACTACTGCCCGATCTTCTCAATACAACTAATCTACCAAAACGTTTATTTTTTAAATTTTTAGTAAGTTTTTTACTAACAGTTTCTTTATGTAAACAACCACACGATTTTGTATGTCCAATTCTTAAACCATTTCCAGAAACAATACAAGTATTTCCACAGTCACACAAACATAACCAACGTGGCTTATTGTAAGAATTATTAGAAACTCTTTTTATTACTTTTAATTTACCGAAAGTATGACCAATTAAGTTTATAAGTGTTCCCATTTAATATAACCTCACATCTGTTGATACGCTGTATGGAATAGGATCAAGTGCTATAAATTCCACGTCAATATACCAAGCCAATTCATCTGTGGTCTTTAATCGTGCGTTATTTGCTGCCCCTGGAATAACATCTTTGTAATATCTTGTAGTAAATATTAAACTCTCTTCTGTATCTCCATTCATTAATTGCTCTACTGCCAATCTTGCGGCATCGGTTTTAACAACTAATGTGCATTTTATTATTGTTGGAGGTCTGCCCAAATCAGATTTATCAGAAATATCCGTACCTGGATAATGTCTTACTTTTTGCATTAACCTTTTTTTAACCTGTAATGTTCCTGCTAATACTGTTAATGTTGTTGTCCCATAGATCATAAGAAACTTGCCCCCAATCCTCTATTTTTTACTACGTTTGAAAATTTATCAAACAAATTATCGCTTGCATATTCGGCTGTTGCTTTATCTGATACGTAATATGTTGCATCTATATTTATTGAAGGGGTATCACCTGCTGTTATTACTTGTTCCCCACCATGTACAATCGCAAGTGTCGGTTCTCCAATTGAGCCACCAACTATTCCGCCTTGTTCAAATTTAGGTATTTTACTCATGTCAATTGATTCAAATGGATTTGTGAAAAGTTTTATTGCATCATCTTTTTCTTTGCCGGTCATATCTTCACTTGGCTCAAATCCAAGTTTAACCTTATATTCTATATCTTTTAGCTGTCCTTCTTCTTTTAATTTTATGTCCGTTGTCTCAACTCCTGCGGCTCTTGCCGATTCTCTTATCAAAGCATTTGCAAGGTTTACTGCTTCTGTTAATATTAAGGCATTATTTGCTTTTATAGTTGCTAATTTACCTGCCTCAATTTCTCCCACTTTTTTAACCTCAGCATCAAGTAATTCCACATATCCCTCATGTTTATCTATTTGGCGGAGTGTGGCTTTCGCAAGGAGTCTTTTTTCAGTTGCATACTTTGAGGCTTCCGCTTCTTCTTTTTCAATTCGCTCTGCTTGTATGGCTAATATTGCAGCAGATTTTCTGGTTTCAATATTTTCAAGTGAAGCCTTTAATGTTTCTGATTCTCTTAATTTATCCGCTTCCGCTTGTGTTTCCAGCTCGGTTGCTTGTTCTTCCCCTGCTGTTTTAATTCCAGCTATTTCATCTTCAAGTGCTTCAATTTGAGCTTCACGCTGTGCAAGTATTCTTTCCTGTTCTTGCTCGAGTAAAAACGTATCAAGTTTTTCTTGTGCTGCTTTTTTGTCTTTTGATAGTCTGGCTCTTTTAACTGCATCTTCAAGCCTTGCCAATTCTTTGGCAGTTGCTCTTTCATCAGCGGCTTTTTCTTCCGCATCGGTCAAAGCATTTATATCATCAATTTGTTTTTGCACCGCTCCAACCTGTGCAGATGTTTCCTCATCCAGCAAAGCCATTTTTAGGGCTAATTCCTGATCAATTAATTTTATAGCTTCGTTGTATGCTTCATTGGCTTGTTTCTTTATATTATCGTAATAATCATTTGAAATATCAACCTTATTTTTAGTGGTAGATTCTATATATCCATATTCATCTCTGATTAACTCGATTGATTCATTATAAGCACTTTCAGCATCTGATAAAATTCTGTCGTGCTTATCTTTTTCAATAGATATACTTTCATCTTTATATTGAGTTAATTCTGCAATTGCTACATCGTGCGCAGTTTGAGCGGCTAAATTTTCAGCTTCAAGGGTTGCTTTTCTCACGTCTAATTCTGCATTATAAGCCGCTATTTTTTCATCGCGTGCGGTTTCAACTGCACTAACTTCTTCTTTTGCGGCATCCGTTACAACTTTTTCTAATTTCTGAATTCGGTTTATAGCTAACAAAGTTATCGCGGCAACTGCTGCAAGTGCCATTACAACTAAACCCCCAGAAGTAGTTAATAATCCAAATGCTTTTGTTAATTGCGGTATAAATATTAATAATTTTCCAACCAGGATCATGACTGGACCAATTGCCGCTGCAAGTCCTGCCCATTTTATTATATTAGCCTTTTGTTTATCTGATAAGGCATTGAAGTCATCTGAAATATCTTGTAATTTTTTAGTTACTTTTTCTAATACTGGTATTATAGTTTCCTTTAGTGTATCCCATAAAGAAATTAAAGCTCCTTGTGCTGCTCCCAATGCTGCCTTCCATTTGAACTCTGTGGTTTCACTTGCGGCTTTAAATGCTTCATCTAGTATGCCTGTCGAATTTGTAACTGAGTTCATAACATCATCAACAATTGAAGCATCTTGTGCGAGTACGTTCATAACGCCCTTAAAAGCTCTGACATTTGGAACTATTTTAACAAGCGCTTCTTCATCATCTCCGAAGGTATCGTTTAATGTTCTCATGACTTGGATTAGTCCGTCTGGTTGTTTCTGTGCCATATCTCTTAAATCGCCCATAGATAATCCAGCTGTCGCTAATAGGTCAGATGCTTCTTGAGTTGGTTTTTGTAAGTTCATCATTATTGAAGTTAATGAGGTTGCTGATTGAGCGGCTTCGGCACCTGTTCTTGACATAACCGCTAATGCTCCGGCAACTTGATTAAATCCAACTCCCATTGCGGAAGCTATCGGTAATACCTGTCCTAATACTGGCGCTAGTGATTCGGCTTCTAATTTACCTTCTCTAACTGCGGCTGTTAAAATGTCGGTTGCTTCGGCTGCTGTCATTCCCTCGGTTGCGTATGCGTTCATGGCTGAAGTTACCGCATCTGCAATGGTCGCTACAGAGCCTAATCCAGCCGCTGAGCCTTTTGCTGCCTTTGTTAATACATCCATAGCCTGTGCGCCTCTTAAACCGGCTGAGGTGACATAGAACAATCCATCAGCGAGCTCTTGTGGTGCTTTGCCCAACTTAGGAGCCATATCAATTATACTTTTGCCCCACTCGTCAACCTGAGTTTTCGCGACTCCAACTAAGCCTGTGATTTTTGACATTGACTTTTCAAAATCCTTGCCAAATTTAAAAGCTGCAACTCCTGCTGCCAATATGGGAAGTGTAAGCGTTTTTGTAAGAGAAGAACCAACACTTGTTAGAATTCTCCCAGTCTTACGCATTTTTGTTGACATGGCTCGCATTGACTTATCAAATTTCGTTAAATCTGCGCCAACTCTTACAACCAAAGATCTAATTACGCCATTCATTTTGTGCCTCCCATGTTATTCATATCTTTTTTCCTCCCATTTGAGCCAGTGCCTCATTCATGCCTTTTACTATATTGGCTTCTACCATTCCTTTACTTGCATCTGCTGCTGGTCTCAAAAATGGTCTTGGTGTTACTACTCCTGCAGGCGTTCCTTTTATTACTAATCTGTGTCCTAATTCCAACGGGATTCCATATGCTGCTTTTCTACTAAATCCAATATAATTAAATGTACTTAATTTTTGAGCTTTCAACCTTCTCTTGGATTGTCTCAATGACTTTTTCAAAAATCCAGTTTTTTCAGCCACATTTTGTTTTGCTACTTCTAAAATTACTTTTCCAGCTTCATCTGATCGTACTTGAATTAAGGGCATCGCTTGATGACCGATTCTTGCGGTTGCTTTTATAAGTTCTTCAAGTCCATCAATAGTTACTGTTGTCATGTCTTTTTAATCTCTCCTCCATGCGCTAATGTCAGCATTTTTGCCATTGCCATCATTTGATCTGCGCTTTGTTTCTGTTTCGGTTTTTCTTCTACATCCATTAATAATGATTCAAGTGCTGGAATTTGTTTTAATCTCGACAATGTTGCTGTGTACCAAGCATCTTTTACCATCAAATTAAACTCTCTGATTTGTGTTCTTCTAAACCCATTCATCATATAGACAAATTCCGAATATGTGAGTTTCCAAAACTGCTCCGGTAATAATTTCATTGCGCCAACTGCAAACCTAAATTCTTTTGTAAAATCTAATTTACCGCTAGCGCTTATGCGTTTGGGTTTTTCGCCAGTAACTTTTTTCTTGATTTTTCATCCTGCTCAAAAGCAAGCGCAATCGTATTCATGACAGTTTCTATAATTGAAGTCATATCAGTTGCGTGTTCATCAATAAGTTTTATTGTTTTCTCTAATGTTAAATCTGGTTCATCCTGTTTAAGCATAATCCAGAGAAGTTGCGAGCATTGTTTAAGCGTTAATCCTTTTGTCATTTCCACTACTTTTATATCTGTTAATTCTTCTGTTTCTATCATTGCACCCATTCCAAAGCGCAACGGTCTTGGTTTATCTAAATTTAATACTGTGTATGGTTTCATTTCATTTCCTCCAAATATTTTATACTCCTATATTTTTTGTGTTATATTCAAAACTTTTTCCATTTGTGCCGGTGGTTGTAATGGTTCCAGGAACATCACCAACATATATATCTTGGTCAGTATATGGATTTAACTGAAAATCATTTTCAGTTTCCTCAATAGTAGTTGTTTTTTTAATACATTTTCCAGTTTCATCAAATTCTTCAAGCACGATTGTTTTTTTGTTTTTAAACATTTCATTTCCTCCTAATATAAGGGGTGAGGAATCCGCCCCACCCCTATTTAGTTTTAGCTAGATGCTCTTGCTACTTCAAGTGTATAAGTAACTGGTGCTTTGCTTGTTTCTGTAACCACTATATCAATTGAGGTTACTGTGTCCACTGCTCCGAGTGCAACTGCGCTTGATGGTGCTCCAGATGTTACTGTGTTGCCATCTACAGTGATAACGCCTGCTGCTGCTGTTGGTGTGATTATTATGTCATCTTCTGCTGTCAGAACTGTTACAACATAATCATATACTGCATTTGCTGCTGCTGGTACGAGTGTCGCAGATGAATCGAGTGAGAAGAATGGTGTTGTCAATCCTGTTGATGTCGCTACTGCGAATGTTGGTTTGCCTACGACCTTAATTGATGCCGAAAATGCTATTACATTATCAATTGGGAAATCGCCGATTTTCAATCTAGTAACATAACCAGTAAATGACCAAGTCGCTCCGGTTGCTGTTGGAAATGTTATTACAACTGATCGTGATGTCTGTGCATTCATATCGGTCAACATTGCGTGCTGTCCTGATGTATCTGTATAATCAAATCCGCCTTCAAGAGATACCTCGCCGGCATCTATTAACCCAGGTATTGATTCTTTATAAGTATCACTAGAATCATGAGAAGTAGTGTCAACGGAATCCGTTGTTATTTCTATACCATTAATCTGAGTAAGCTCCGCAACTGCCTGTGCATTCCAAGTTAAAGTTGTTCCAAAACCTAATTTCATAACTTAACTCCTTTCATAGAATATTTGAAACTCAGCATCTTCGGTATAGATTTTTTTTATACCATCTGATCCAGTTTCCATGTTGGAGATTTCATTCTCCATTTGTATTTTTTGAATTACTACGCCGGATAAAGTTCCGACATAATCCTTCAAAGCTGTTTTAATTTGTGCCAATACAGCTCTCGCTGATGACTTTGTGTCTGCATATACTGTGAACTGAATAAATGGCTCTTCCAATGGATTCTGTTCGGTAAGCATATGTCTCTTAATATCGCTAATTTTTATATATGCAATAGCTGGTAAATCATTTTTTTGGGGTATTTCTTCCGGGTATATTTTGTTATTAACTAAAGAAGTCAATCCTGATTGTAGTTTTAAATAAGCAACTAAAGCTTCTTCAATTTCAGCCATTATATAACCTCCTTCGCTATAATTAAAAGTGCTATGTTTCTTTGTTCCGGGTTATCTATTCCCAAAATATTGAAATACCTGCTACCATACTTTATCCTGTGCAATACACTAATGCCATTCATAAAATGAATTTTAAAAACTGCGGTAACTTCTTCATATACTTTTTGCGATACGTAAAATTCCCTTGAAGTCTTTTGTAACATCTGCGCAAATGGTGTAGCAATATCACTCCATGTTTCTGGGGTAACTTGTCCGTAACTGTCTTGCCCTCCGCTTTGCGCTTGTAATGTTATTTTTATATTCAAATCTCCGGCATTAAAATTAATCATACTTGCCTTCCGCCCCTGAGCCAATACAACCGATAAATCGTTTTCATGGCACTTTCTGGGACTTCTTCATCTCTATATCGGTACATTAAACCGATGTGAAGTAACATAGCCTGTTTAAAGTTATAAGGGAGTATATATGGCGCTACACCTGTGTAACCACAAACGCCAGTGAAAGCGACCGCATTGTACGGTTTGGGAGTGAATGATGCCCAACTTCCATTATATGGCAAGTAAATCTTGCCTGGGAAGGTGTCAATGTCCACAACATAATCCGTATCTGCTACCATAGAGGTTTCGGTATTATCACTGTCGGTATAAGTTACACTAGAAACGCTTGTTAATGGCGCTCTCTTCCATTCTAAGTAATCCTCAGAAGGAAAATCATTATAGTATTGCACCCACGTTTGCGGTGCGAATGCTTGCCCAGTGTAATCCTCGCCATACTCTCTTGCTATTGTTATTAGTGTAGTGATCAAATCGCTCTCGTCAGATGTTATTGCATATAGCATTATACTAACTGCAAACGAGCAAGCCGCTGTTGCTGTCGTGGCGGCTGCTCTTATATATCTTTGAGAACCTGTGTATGCTTTTTCAAATGTTTGATTGTCGTTTGCTTCTGTAACTTGCGTGAAACTGCTCCAAGTAGTAAATGTTATATCATCATCTGATTCCTCAATTATTACATCTACCGCTCCGCTCGCTCCATTTGTTCCTGCTTCCAGAAATACAATAGGAGAATATCCGAACGCATCCGAGGATGCTCCGTTTGTTGAGCCGGCAATATGTGAACCTGGTGCAATAGATTGCTCATTTGTTACACTATCAGCTAGGTCATTTGTGCTTTGCCTGATTTGTGCAAGAGCCTCTGCAAGTGTTACAGGTTCCGTTGTTATCGCTGTGGTTAGTTTCTTAAGCATTAGTTACTCCTTTAAGTTACAGCTCCTAGTGCTGGGTATTCAATGTTATTATCGCTGCTTGTTGTGAATCGGTTATCCTGTGCAAGTGCAATATTACATACAACTGCGCCTGCAAGTGCTACGCCTGAAGCTGCCGCTGTAATTCCCCTGTTCCCTATAACATAGCATTTTGATTCTGCATCATTAACACAAGCCAAAGTTGTACTAAATACATTGCCTTGAATTACTCCATACTTACCTGCAGCAAAAGTAGCTGAGGCACTGATATCAATTCCCATATTTGCGCCTTGAATTAGATTGTTTTTGATAACAAGATCATTCGCTACGCCTGCGCCTATCTCAATAACTGCATCGCCATATTCACCTTTGAATACACAATTTTCGACTAAAAGACTAGCGCCTGCTGTTGAAATAATTGCGGCTGTTGCATCTGTTGAACTACCTGTGGCTAAAAATTCACATTCATGAAATTCCATTCCTTGCTGAGTTACTGTGAAAATATCGCCACCGGTTACAGCTGGTCCTCTAAATAAAATGTTGTAGAACCTGCATCCGGCGTAAGATGTGGTACCTGGCACAACATGATTTCCGTATAAGGCTGACTTAGCTTTTAAGCCTGTTGAACCCACACCATATATATCTGTTTGCTGTGCGAACTTTGTCAGAGTTTCTACACTGCCATCCGATTTAAAATAAATCCTATTTCTTGCATCTCCTCCAGTTGTGTCAGCATCTATGTCCGCGTGACTTGCTGCCATCGCAACCGCCAACGTTTTCATAGCGTTGTCCCAACTCTTCCCATCATTTGAATCGTTCCCTGCGTCTCCTGCAACATAATAGGTGCTATGAACTGAGTCATTAGCTGCCGCTATGTCCTCAAAATATTTGGAATTAGGAGTTGTATTATATCCATTCTGAACTGTCATTTTTTCTCCTCCTAACTTTCAGCAGGACTTACGACCTGCGTTGAAGCATCAATTGTTGTCGGCTGTGAAACCGGCTTTGCAATTGGGTTGTAGAGAATAGCAAATCCTGAATCAATACCTGCTGCTTGTGTGATAATTGTCATTGTTGCTCTTACATAGCGCTCCCTTGGTTTTACAATATCAATAACCAAACTCTGTTCGCTATCACTTGAACCAGTCAATGTTGCTGATGCCCCAGATAAGACGTCGGTTGGTGATGTGGTTGTTCCCTGCGCAACTGTTAATGTTGCAACTGCGGCATCTGTAACAACGCCCAATTTATAGATGAAACAAACTCCACCATAGCCTTTCATATCAACAACATCTGAAATAGTTGCCTGTGTTGCGGATCCTGTGCTATCCTCGATTTTTAGTATCTTACAATCCTGTAATAAACTTTTCATTTTTTTACCTCCTAACAGTAAAAATTTAAGCTGTTAGCCTAATGTAACTCTTGCAAATGCTTCTTCTAAAACAGGCATTCCATCGGTTTCCATTCTAGCGATGTAATAAACCTGGTTTGTAAGCGCATATAATTCCATAAGTGCCTGTACTTCCATCTTCAATGAATCAACTATCCAGTAGTTTGAGAAATCTCCTAGCAATCCAACATATAAACCTGTGGTAAATGTGCTTGGTGCATATTCTGACATCTGAACTGGAATACTTAATAGCATATCCGGCTGTCCAAGAACTACTGATGGCTGCCATATGTACTGACCATCTGAGTCTTTTAGTTTAACAATCTGTTTAATTCCGTCTCTGTGGAATATCCAATTGAGATTCTTTTGATACTGCTGTTCGAGAGAATACTTAGCTTCAATCAATCCATCAAATTTCATCTCTGTTGCTGTGTTTCCTGTTGATACATCTTGGCTTGTGCTGATTCCGTCATCCGATGCTACGAATACTCCAAGAGGCTGTCCTGCTCCTGTACCATTCATGTATGCTTCTTCAAATCCTGTACCAAAATCATAAGCAAGTTCTTTACGAATATACTGGTCAACATTCACTGCTGAGTTTCTGAGCAATGTTTTTGATACAAGTATTCCGCCTGTGCCTGGTTTTGGTGCGAACTCACGTTTTCCGAATGCAAGTGTTGAATCTACTGTTGGAGCTGAAATTTCAGTACCCCATGCAAATGTATCCATTCTTGCTGTACGTTTTGGAAAACCAAGTGACTGTGCTTTGTCAAGTGTGAACTTTTTAGATAACTGTCTCATAAACAATAAATCATCTAAAGTCTCAATGACTTCCCCAACAAATTTTTCAGGTGCTACGAGATAACCTGCCTGTGTTGGATTGTCTTGCTGAAGCGCTCTGTACTTAGTAATAGAATCAGAATCGCAATTTCTCAGATAACCTTCCCATGCTTCACGAACTTCGACACCGGCATCTTTGATTTCTTCTTCTTTTTCCGCTACTTTTTCCCCAGCGAGTCTTTCTCTGTTGAGCTGTTTTTCTTCCACCATAATGTTTCCATTTAGTGTATCAAAACTCTTTTCCATGTTTTCGAGTTCTTCCTTTTTTTCAGCCGGAAGTTCGACATCTGTGAATTGATCCATTAATGATCTAATATCAGATGTTGCTTGCGCTCTTTCTTGTTTTAGCTGTAATAGCTTTTCACTCTTCATTTTTAGATCTCCTTCCTATGTGTTGATCTTTTTTCGCAAATTCCAAAGGAACTCACTTTTATTTGTCCTTGCCGAATCTTCCTCAGGTTTGGACTCCTCAACCGTTACTACGGTTTCTTCTTCTATAACTTCTGGTTCCTCTGTGGTTATAATCTCTGATTCTCTACCGACTCCTACTTCAGGATCAGCCGGGGTAGCAACGATTGAAATTTCTATAGGCTCCCAATCTCTTGCAATTGAAGCTGCGCCTTCCCATTTACCATCTGATGATTTCTTGCCTGGCATTACATCTTCCCATTGATGGACTACATAACCCACAGATACACCTTTAAGCATTCCTTTTGAAATCTTGTCAAATACTTTTGCACTGTCATCATCATCATCAAAAGTTACTTCGGCTCTGCCTTTTCCTTCTTCTTTGTCAATCCACGCCTTATCAATCCTAGCAATCGGCATCTTGCCATAATTTGGATCACTGCCATGATTGAATAACACCGTTCCGACATCTTCTAATCTTTTGAAGCTGACATCGCCCTCTTCATGAGATAGAATTTCTGTTCCCCACCATCCTCGGTAAGGAGTATCAGAAGAAAATGACAACGCAAGCGACCTTTTTTCAGGATTAACTTCTCTAATTTCTGCCCCAAAAACTCGTTCTTGTCTATCGCGTTTTCTTTCCTGTTTCTTCATCGTCTATTCACCACCCTTCGCTGGTTTATTTTCATATATTTTATCAACGGGGACAACTGCCGCATTAAATACGTGTACATCTCCGCCTTCATATGGATTCATATCTTCTAAATCTAGTACATCATTTGGTGAGAAAACACCATTTTGAATCATGGTTCCGTAATATTCTTTTCTAGCCGCAAGATCTCCACGAAGTAAAGCATTTGTGTTAAACTTTGCGAAATATTTTGTACGTTCATTTTTTGTCAGTAGCGTTTTATAAATTGATTGTTCAATTCTAACTGATATTGGATTTAAGCAATCTTGGACAAATGCAATATTCATCTGCTCTATATTGTTAAATGTTGCTCTATCTAATTCTAATATTTTATGAAGTGGTACGTTATAAAAGAATCTTGCAATCTCAGCTATCTGAAATTTCCTAGATTCAAGTGATTGTGCTTTATCTGGATCAGTTCCGAGCTTTACAAAGTCTGTTCCTTCTTCTAAAAACATTACTTTCGCTGAATTTCCTATGCCATCATACTTTTCTTTGAAACTTTTAGCGAATCTCTGGAAGGCTCCATCTGACATTTTGCCGGCAACCTTTACAATCCCACCGGAATTTGCGCCATTAGCGAAAAATTTACCACCATATTCTTCTAATGCCATTGATAATCCCATTGCTTCTCTTGCCATTGATACAGGATTAACTGATTTTTTTGTGGATGAGAACCTTAATCCTCTGGTGTGCATCATATTTTCTCCGTAGTATGAAGCATCCTCGCCTTTTTCATTTTTAATAGTATAATATGTTTCATTAGTATCTGGGTTTTGTTTTATAGTTACTTTACCTGACGGAATATTCCATAAAGATATAATTTCACCATTTCCGTTTCGCTTAACAATTGCAAAGGCATCACCGGTTAATAAAAGATTTACGATATACATAACCCAAAAATCAAAAGCGGTTGTGTCTGGATTCGGTAAGTCGTGAAGCAATCCATATAAAATATGATCGGTTGCTTTCTTTTTTCCTTTTCCTTCGGCTAATCTTTCATAAAAATTAACTCTTAATGTTGCCATTGCTCCGGTTATTATATTTACACAAGCGAAAACTGTAGAAATTCCAAGTGCTTTTGCCTCTGTAACTTTGATGCCGGATTTGCTTTTAGTTCCTGCACCAAATATATCAATAAGCCATGCTGTTGGATTTGATACACTACTTCTTTCACCTTTTTTTCTATTGAATAAGCTCATGCTTTTCTCCTATCTATACGCTCAAAACTCCACGAGTTTCATAAACTGAATCTTCATCTTCAATATTTCTAATCAATGGAGCTAATGAATTTATTACTGCGACCACTCCGTCAATCTTTGCCGCTTTCTTCCCGGCATTCTTTGCCGGTCTTATATTTGCATTCTCATCTTGCTTCACTTGCAAGTTACTAAAGTTCCATCTCAATACTGGGTTGCCACCATGCTTCATTCTCCGACCTATTAAAAACGCTTCCAATTCTTTCATCGGTGGGGACATTGATTTGTAACCCTGTCTGATTTCTATCATTGTCAATCCCATATCTTCAAGCTCTGTGGCTGTTTGTTGTGCGTTCCAGGGATCAAATCCTATTGCTAAGATGTTATATTCATCTCTTAAATCAATAATTGTCTTTTGAATGAACCTATAATCTATAACATTTCCCGGTGTGGTCATTATTAATCCTTGGTCAACCCACTTTTTATAGGGTACATTGTCCCTTTTGGAGCGCTCATTCATGCCATCTTCTGGAATCCAATAGTACATTAGTATGTCATATGTCGTGTTATTGTCATCCGGTGGGAATATTAATGCGAATGCTGTTAAGTCTAATTTACTTGAGAGGTCAAGTCCACCGTAACACTTCCGACCTTTTAATTTATCTAACAATATTGCTCCGGTGTTATCATCCCAAATGTTAAGTCCAACCCATGATGTGTATTTTGTTTTAGTCCACTGATTTAATCTTAGCTGTTTGAACTTACGTTCTATTACAGGATTCACTTTTGCTTTTAGGTACGCGTTCCTAAATGTTTCTATTCTTAAATGATGACCTATACTTGGATTCCATTTCAACCACTCTTTTTCATCTTCCCAGTCTGCTCCCTCTGGTAAAGCGTACACTTTCGCGTACATATTGGGGATGTTTAGGGTGCCATTTAACACTCCAAGCGCCTCTTGATGTACTTCCCAACCGATTGAAACCTCATCTGGATCATCTCCAGCGGTTGTCATAATGAAAGTTAGTGGCTGCATTCTCGCATCACCTGATCCCATTGTCATAACATCGTAAAATTCTCGGTTAGGCTGTGCGTGTATTTCATCAAATATAACCCCGGAAGCATCAAGTCCATCTTTAGTGTAAGCCTCAGCGGAACATACTTGGTAAAAACTTTTGTTCGGAAGGTAAACCAGCCGGTGCTTTGAGGCAATAATTTTAATGTTTCTTTTTAATGCCGGATTCTGTTCTACCATGTCAACTGCAACATCATAAATTAAACTCGCCTGCGCTCTGTCAGCACCGCATCCATAAACCTGTGCTTGCTTTTCACCGTCTGCACATAAGAGCTTTAAACCTATTCCAGCTCCTATTTCTGAGTTGTGAGTTGGAATCATTGACTCCCCTACCAAGTATAAATTAGAAGGAGAATCTACTTGTATACATTTAACCGGAACTGATTGTATTGGGGTAACGTTGTTAATTTGTATATATCCACTTCTTGTTCTTTTCTTAGGGGTTTGCTTTTGTCGTGCTGTTTTCCGGCTCAACTTAAAGACTGGATAATCTTTATACGCCCAAAACTGTATTCGGTATTTTTTTCCACAATCCTTTCCATAAAGCATTGCCCTGCTAACACTAATCCTTGATTTAAGTCCAAGTGTATGCAATAACTCTAAGACTCCATCAGCTAATGGTCTTGAAGTTGATGTAAACTCGCACTGCCCTGCCTTGGAAACATAACCATCTGTGTCCATTAGTCCCTGTAATAATTCTGTTCTTTGGCTTATAGATGCTCGCAAATAATCTTTTGGAATGTGTTTATTATTTAGCAATCCCATTTTTCTAAAGATTGCGTGTGGCACGTTTTCTCTTTCTTCCTTAGTAATACTCCTATTACCATCGCCAAATGCAAACTGTCCAGTACTAACGCCTGATGATTTCCATTCTCTAATTGTAAGTCCAGTCTTTTTTAGTTCTTCAATTATTTGAATATCATCATAGGCACATGTAACTGATGCATTTGCACTACATCCATCTCCGAGCCATACCCCTAATACATAAGGGTGTATTTCTAATTTTTTATTTTCAATGTACAATTTATCTGCAACTTCAATCCTGTGATTTTTACAAATTAATCCTTTTTTAATATCATAAGGTCTGTCCGCTTCTAGTGTTTTATATATATTCTCCGTTGTGTGTAAATAATCTTCATTATGAAAACGCTTTCCGTTTTTTCTCCCTGTTTTATAGCAAAGTGTTTTCCACTCGTGGTTAGCATCTGCAATAATTTTATTTCCGTCTGAAAATTCCATTTCATAACATGGTCTGTTTTCCATTACATCTGTAACGCCAATTACATCACACTGGTTTCCTGTTTCGTCAAATATTATGTCTCCAACTTTTAACTCGCCCATTGTTGACCATCCGCTAGGCGTTGGGATCATAGTATCTAGCGCAAGCGCCTTACCGTTCTTCTTTGGAACTTCAATATAGGCGGTATTGTACTGTCTATAACCGTCTTTTTTCAAGGTGCCGAATATGTCTCGGATGATTTCTTCCTGCCAGGGTAGTAATTCAAACTTTACACCCTTCCATATTCCTTTTGTGTGGCTCAGAGTGTTGAAAAACCCAACCGCCTCATCTGCCCTTTGCTTTGATAATATCTTTAATTCTTTAGCGTTCATGTTAGCTACTCAAATACTTGCTAGTTTCGTCTTTTTCTTCTTCCTCGTTAACAGTTAATCCAACTCTGTCTGATGGAGACATCCCAAACTTTGCCATAAACCCACGCATTGCACCCATATATTTAAGCGCCAATGTTGCTTCTGGAAGCTGTTGAGTATATCCAGATGCTGTTGTATATGTCATTCCTTTTTTTGTCACAACTTCTTCTGCTGCTTTCCACCTTGCATATGCCTGGCAATATCCGGCAAGTGTCATATCATCTATGGCCGTTAGCAATCCTAAATTATAAAGTCTTGGAGCTATCCTTTCCCATTCTTCTTTTGCGTCATCCTCTAGCCATTCTGGTATTTTTGGCATTGCCGGGTTTGGTTTAACTTCATTATTTTTAATAGGTCTTTTACCAGGGTTGCCCTCGAGGAGCTTCAATGCTGTTGGTTTTTTTATGCCTGTATTTTTTGGATTCTTTATACTCATTTATTCTCCTCTCTCTTTTTTTTAGTACCCCCATGCCCCTACCTGCGAAAACTAACGCGATTT